TATAAAATACTTATTAATTAAACGTAATACTTTAGCTATGAAAGAAATCATCTATCAGCCAAAAGCATTAAAACAATTGAGAAAGATTCCAACAAAAGCACATATAATTGAAAAATGTGAATCGCTTAAAACCTTTCCCGATTGTTCTAATATCAAAGCACTGACCAATCACACTTACGAATATCGTTACCGTGTTGGTGATTATCGTGTTTTCTTTAATATCGTTGGCAATACGATGAATATCGTATCTATTGAAGAGGTTAAAAAAAGAGATGAACGCACTTACTAATATTCAATATATTAATAATGAGCAAGGCGTACCTGCTTTTGCTGTTATGCCAATTGCCACGCTTAACTGGCTAAAACAAAAAGCTAATTTTTCAGACCCTATTGAAACAGGTATCCCTGAATCTGTCGCCAAATTAGCGTTATTAAACGATTATTCTGCATTGCGCGCTTGGCGTGAACACTTAGGTTTAACACAAGTGCAAGTTGCAGGACGCTTAGGCATCTCTCAAGCAGCTTATTCGCAACACGAAAATTCACAGACCTTGCGGAAAACAACTCGCATAAAAATGGCAAATGCTCTTGGCATCAATCCAAGTCAATTAGATTTCTAAACAAAAGCCCTTGTTGGGCTTTTTTTCGGTCTAGCTTAAACTCACGAGAGCGCTAAGAAATCGGGTATGTACACTCTCCGACTATTTCCTCCGATAGTGTCTAGCACTAGCCCCGTCTTTAATTTTTCTTATTTTTCTCTACAAATTTACGAATATTATCTATTTGGCTTGCGCACTTATCTCGCTCTGCTGTTACCTTAACAAGTTGTATGACTACATCACCATATGTCTCACCAGTAAACGCTGTTTTAACACAAGGTGCAGTGTAGGCTTGAGGTGGGTAAATATATTCTGCTTTGGTCGTGACCTTATTTGTACAGGCGGTCAAGAGCAGACTGAGGCAAACGAGTGTGAGCACAAGGTTGTGTCTTAATGATTGTTTTAACTGATTCAGCATTTTCTGTTGCTATCCTTTCTATTTCATCATTACGTTGCTGTTGCTCAATGACTGCATCACGTTCTTGTTGTAGCGCAATGTTCAATGCCTTGTTCGCATCTTCTTGTCGCTGGATGGTTTGGGCTTGCGCTTGGTTCTCGGCTTTTAAGCTACTTATCTTCTGAGATTGGTACCAAGTCCAACCGCACAAGCCCAAAATGGTTAATACGATGATTGCGATTGCGTAACTTTTAACTCTGTTAAACATAACGCTCTTTCCTTTTCTCTACGCTTAACCAAACCTGGTATTTTCTTTTTGCCAACATAAACCCAATTTGGGAGCTGATTACACCCATCTATATATCTTCCGCGTCGCATAAACGCAAACATCGTTGAGTTTTTAACCTTGCCGCATCCATTATTAAATGTGACAGATACCATAGCATCAAACACAAATTGAGGTAATGCTCTTCCATTGGCATATCTATCAACGCACGATTCAGCAAGCTTAATATCGTTTTTCCATCGGTAGGCGATTTCTTCATTTGTGTATTTCTTGTTAGGCTCTATCTTTTGCCCAGAATATTCCGTTGAACCAATACCAACAGTCAATACATCAGCGGGGCATTTATATGGAGTTGCCATACACCCCTCTGCGTTACCGATTATTTCCGCTCCAGCGGGGCTTAATCTTAGCTCACTGCCAAATTGAGAGTACATAATCCCAATGACCGCAACAACGGAGCAGGCGCCAATCGCCGTTCTAGTCTTCCTTAGTACCATTATCAAGCCCCTGCTCTAATCGTTTCATTCTTGCCTTATGCATCTCTTCCGCTCTGCGTTCCTCGTTCTCCCTAACCTTGCCTTCTTGACACTTGGCGTACATATTAACGAGACCACTAATTAAACCGATAATCAAACCAAAGATGGCTAGCCACTCTTGAAATGAATACATTGCCCAGAATGCGCCAAAGCCAGACCAAAAAATACTTTGATTCCCTGCGTCTTTTAACATTTTCATACTCCACCCCATTTCCAGGGCAATAAAAAAGCCCACGCATTAACGTGAGCTTGTGATATGACAAAGGCGCAAGGAATCGAACCTCGATTAGCGGTTTTGGAGACCGCTGTCTTACCATTAGACTACGCCCTTATGAAATACCCTAACAGTATCAACAAGTAGGGATTTTTACATAACTCGATATAACGACTACCACCAACGAACAGCACTAATAAAAGGCGTTGCAAAAAGAAGACAAATTCCCACAGCTAAAGCTACAATCGCAAAGGCAATCGCACCACGAATAACAGGTGTTGAATAAGTTTCCATATTTAATCCTTCTTTTGGATGTATTTTTAGTTTCGTTCTGTTATACTTAACCATAAATTCGTTCCTTTAAATCGAACTTAACAGGAATGAAAAAAGCCGAAGTGTTCCACCACCTCGGCTTTTCTTTTGCATACAAAAAAGCCCCGACCGTTTCCGATCAGGGCTGTAAAATTCTTTTGTGCGTTTGCTGTGCGCTAAAACCGCAACTTACCTAATATAGTACACTTTCACTTGCAAGTAATCAAGTGTTTTTATAAATTTTTCGGTGTTTTATTGGGCGATGAGGTTTTTCGCTCTTTCCCAGTTCATTCGATTAGATGCCTTAAATGGCTGAATCAATTTTTGAATAGTTGGGAGCGTGTTTTTGTATTGGCGTTGATATTCTTGATGATGGCTGATTACCATTCCTGTGAAATAAGAGCCGATCGTTTCTAACGGCTTAATCATATCTCCAAGTAGAGTGTTCATTTGTTTATGTCCGCACCAAAGCCAAACGAGCTGTTCAAGTTCATACTCAGTAAATTCAAACGTGTATTTCTTTTCAGGCTCAGGCAAAGATAACTGTTGCGGTTGAAGTTGATATTTTCCTGTTTTACGAATTTGCGGAAGAACTTCTTCAAATACCCACGCTTCAAATGGTTCAGCTTCTGGTTTACGAGATTTGATGATCAGGCGGTAAAGATTTGGTTCATTGATGAATGTCATTTCTTGCACCGCACTTTTGGTAGGGGTGTCGCGTTTCGCTACACCCCCTGCTTTACAGTGTTTTGAAATAGCATCACGTGGGTTTGAGTAACCGAGAATATCGCAAACATCATTCGCACAAAACCAAGGCTCCTGATTTTTATCAGTGATGACTCGAACAGAATTAGATTTGAAAGTAAATGCTGAAAATTGAACTTGATTTTTCATTGTGTATTTCCTTTTTGAGAGGATTGATAATTTACCCATAATTGGGCGACCAACGGCTCAAAACCAGTACACAATCTGGCGGAGTTATTCCCTTTCGGTATTGTATTCCTCGCACCGTCGGTCATTGATTCTTTGAGAACTTTATAATGGCGGTAAAATTCTCAAATTTTAGATACAAAAAAATCACGCTGACGGGGTGAATTAATTCCGTTGTGTAAAAGGCTTTTGAGACCTTGGGATAAATCCTACCCTTGAAATAGGAGCTTGTCAAGGGTAGTCAGAGATTACATTTCTTTATCTGAATGCGCATGCAATTCTCGGTGCGCCGCATTTGCTAAGAAATGGCTACGATCTTTATAGTAGTTACCCATTGCTGCAACACGGCGATCAATGCGCGTTAATAAATATTCAGGTAAAGACACATTAATACGCTGTTTTTTACCTAAGTATTCTGAAATATCAACGTCAACTAAAAGCCAAGTATCAAAATCAGCATATTCAGGATCGGCTTTATAGTGCGTTACGCCTTTATCTTTTAGCGTGGTAAGATCAAAACCATCTTCAACCATCGCTTCAAGCATCATTGTAATGGCTTCTGACACCATTGGTAATAAATCATCAACATCGTCAGCACCGCTAAAACAACCATAATCTAATTGACAAAGTGCAGGAACGATCATTCCGTATGCTTGGTTTTCATTTTCTGGGGTTTCAACACCTACGGTAAAAATCATTTAATACTCCTCCGATTAAGCTCGGCAGAGCTTAAAGCCCTGCCGATTTTTTAATGGATTTTAAAGTTCCGATTGCTAAATCTTGTTTGGGGTGCGGAACTGGAAATCGCTTTCCAGTTTTCGGCGAGAACCAAATTTGATGATCACCTTTTCCATGTCTAACAAAATAACAACCATTTGCTTTAAGCTCCTTGATTAAGTCACCTGAGTGCATGCATCCTCCTTTGTCTTAATCAAGATGAATTATAATACACAAATACACACAAGTCAAGATGAAGTGTAATAAAAATGCGGTCAAAATCGACCGCACTTCCCTACCCTAAAAACATAAATTTAATCTTCGCCCCAGTAAATGCACCTTTTAGGAATCTCACGCCCTTAGCACGCTCACGATACATACAAGCAGGGGAAATATGAAGTGCGGTACAAATATCTCGTTCATTCGCTTGTTGAACGTATAACGCCATTAAGATTTGGTATTGCAGCAAACTATCCTCGTGTAGATTTATAATCTGCTCCTCAATTTTTAAGCATTCGTCATCAGTTAAGAATCGAATGTGAGTCTTGCGCACGGTAGGTAAAACAGGAATAGAAATTGTGGTGCTTGGGTATTCTGTGCCAATACGGTCTCTGCCCCAGCAATTACCCCACTTCTCTAATACTCTCTCAACGCTATACGACATTCTACTCTCCTTCCAGCTCTTTAATTTTTGTCTTGTAATACTTAATAATCGCCTTGCAATCTTCAATGGTGTATTTCTTCGGTTCGTGGTCTTGCCGTTCTAGCCAAGCTACCTTATCTGCACCGATTTTATTAACGAGATTGATTCGATACTCAATAATGTTGCCGCTCTTGTGGTCATTACATGGTGCGCATTGTTTATGTACGTTGAGCTCACAAAATCGTAATTCAGGGCACGCTCCCACACTCCGATAATGCCCTGCATGGTATTGTCCTTGATGATACCGACCGCAACTTATACAAGGCTGGTCTTTATCCCGTAAACGGATAAATTTATTAAATACTGACTGAGCCTCTTTCAGCCATTCTGAACGACTTTTTAATTTAGCTTTACGTTCCCTTTGTTTTTTCTTTTCTGCTCGTTCTTGTGCTTTTTGCGCATTTTGACGAGTTAAATCAAGTGCGCATTTAGGCGAGCAGACTTTTTGGAGAGAGTTTTGTGGGATAAACTCCATGCCACATGACTTGCATTTTTTAGGCTTGATGGGTTTAAGTTTACTCATCACTCATCCTTGCTCTCGATTTTTGAGCATTGATAAACGTTTTTGCCAACGTAAAACTTTCCTAATCTCTCGCACTCTGTTGCAACCGTGCTATGAGCAAAATACCAACCAGAAAGCCAACAAGCTCCACACAAGACAAGGGTGGCAGCAAGGGGCTCGTCGAAAAGAAAAAACAACATAGCCGAAAATGCAATCAAAAATAAAATCATAATTCCTACCTCAATCATCGTCCGAAAAATCCCCATTTATCGTTAAATTTAACCCCGTTCGCCACACCATAAGCTGTGACATACTCAATAAGGCTCGCCATTCTGCTAACGCTCATTTGAGCCGAACTTTCACGGATATTCACAAATTCGCCCTCAAGACCTGGCACAACATCTGCTTTTTGATTTGTGGCGATTGCGTGGCCCGAAATAAATAAGACTTTCCATTGCTCCATTGTGAGCTTACGCCCCATAAATTCCGCCTGATTTGCGACATCTTGGCACATAGCGTGAAACTTGGCGTTTTGCTCAAGGTTTCGTGTTATTGGTTGGATTTTGACTACCAACGGTTTTTTATCGTCTATTGGCAGTTCTTTGATTAAATCCAAACAATTATTTTTAATGCGTTGATCGCGTAAAAAGAAAGGTTTGTATTGGCTCATAACATCATTCGCCCCAGCCAAATAAAAATCGATTTAATTTTTTCTCTTCCTGAATCAATGCACAGACTTCATCGCAGAATTTTTCAAATTCTTCACGTGGCCAGCCTTCTAAATCAAATACCATACCGCTAAATTGAATTTGAGCGCGAATTTGCTCTTTTAATTGAGCTTGCGAGATCAACTCTAATTTCATTGGATCTACTTTTTCTTTTGGCAGCTCTGGCGGTGAAACCGTGTCCCATTTATCAGAATTAATTAACCATTCATCAGCGTTAATTATTTTATTCGTGGCACAGTCATACAATTCACGGTATGTTTTGTTATTCGACTTGGTTTTATCAACCACTAAGAAAAGCACTGAAATTGGCGTATCTTCAAAGGCATTTTGAATCAAATTCAACTCGACTAATTGATTCCCAATAACTTCACGGAGTGTTTTTTCGGTGTTTCGATAGGCAATACCTGGGAACATAATGAAAAACCCAAAACGATGCGCATTGGCTAATCCTTTCAGCATAAAAACATCATCAAGTACACCTGATTTTTTCCACGGAAAATCTGCTTGAATAGCGGTCTTTTCTTCTTCGGCAAGTTCTTTAAATTTAAGTGAGAATGGCGGGTTCATTACAACACAATCACTTTTTGGCTCACTTTGATACAAGAAAAAACTCGTATTATGAATTTCAGCATCTGGATAATTATTGGCTAATGCCGCGCATGATTCCGCTTGAATTTCTACTGCAATAAACTTGCTTGGTTGAATAAATTGCTCAAGCTGTCCGCTGCCTGCTGCACCATCAAAAACGCTTGGATTTTTACCTAAGTATTTCTCGACTTTCCCAGCCAAATATCGGCGCAGAGATTCACCCGTAATATATTCAGCAAATTTGTTCGCTTTCTTTCGATTGTTATGCTCTTCAAAACTCATTCTTTATACTCCACACCTAAATCTTCCAACCCAAAATAACCGCAAGATTTTGTTCGATTTACTGTGCTGTATTTACTTACCTGCGGAAACGGTATCGGCTCAATTAAGTGACCGTTACAGCGGAAACGATCGTCATCCCATTCGCTGCTTGATATAAAATAATCTGGCGTATAAAAATCCTCTAATTCTGCACCGCACTTTGGGCATTTGTAGCTTGTCATTGCAATGCTCCTTTCCCATAACTTTTAGCCGCATAGGTTTTGGCTTGTTGCTGTGGTTTCTGGTTGATGAATTGATACGCTTGTGCCTGATCGCAATCGAGGAAGTGACCTCTATCAAATTTCATATAGGCCGTGCCTAATCCACCAAATCTATTCTTAGTAACAATGGCCTCAGAGTAAGGATTATCACAATCTGCCTTGTATGCACCCTCACGGTAAAGCATGATGATTTGGCTTGCATCTTGCTCGATTGAGCCTGAATCACGTAAATCTGAATTAGCAGGGCGTTTTACTGCTCGGCTATCCACATCACGGTTAAGCTGACAAAGTAAAATGATTGGAATATTGAAGTTTTTGGTAAAGGCTTTTAGCTTGCTCATGGAATTTGCGATAGCTTGGGTTAGATTTACACCACGCTCTTGCTTGTGATTCATCAAGCCTAAATAATCAATTACAACCACAGATGGCGCGCCTTTCTCGCTAATATGGTTTTCGGTAATGGCGCAAATTTCATCGGCAGATAAACCACCGCGATCGACAAAGTAAACATCTTGCGACCGCACGTCTTGCAATGCGCTTGTTAAGCGATGATAGTCGCCCTCATCAAGCTCGGTAGGGTTGCGCAATTTCTTCACACTCACGCCACCTGTTGCACTCAACAAACGATCGACTAACTGGAAGTTACCCATCTCAAGGCTGAAAAATAAAACTGAGCCATGATTTTTGGCGATATTACGAGTCACTGTCAGACTAAATTCTGTTTTCCCTGTTCCTGGACGACCAGCCACAATGACAATATCCGTTGAATTTATGCCGCCAAGAATGTTATCGACCGCCTCTATGCCTGTGTAAAGCAAGCGTTCTTTGAAATCGCTTTTTGAACGTTTTTCTAAAACATCCACGTAAGAATCGACCAGTTCACCCATCGCAATTGGTTTTATTTCAGTTTTGCTGACAAGCAGTTTTTGGATTTGGTTAAGTGCATTTTGAGTGATTTGGTTGACTTGCTCCTCTTTCGCGTTGGCTAATTCCCCTGCCATTTTCAACAATGCCTGCTGAGCAGTACGATTTACCCAAGCAGAATGGACTTTCTTTGCATAGCCTAAAATATTTCCGCTGTAGGCATATCCGCTTGCTAATTCCGCTAGGTTGGCAAAGTTTTCACCGTAGTCCTGTGCAAGCAACAAAATATCAATCAAATCATCTTTGCGAGCCTGTTTACGAATATTTCCGTAAAGTGCGCCAAGTTGGAATGTGGCAAACATTTCGGGTTCAAGCCAACTCATCACTTCTCGAGCTTGTGGGGATAGTCCACCGTTTAAAAACGCACCGACCAAAGAATATTCCAAATCGTAGATTCCGTTACGCATTACAAATTCCCCTCCAAAACTTTATCCAACGTGTTTTCTCGTAGTAAAAAATCAAAATCAGCTTTCCAGCCCCGGTTATTCTCACCGAAATAAAACTCACGAGCAGAGCGCATAAAATCCGTAAAATATTCGCCCAATGCTGACGCACTACCATCGCCAAATCGTTTTTTAAACACATCAGAAAGTTTCTTCACGGCTCGTTTGCGCTTGTCACTCAAATTTGACGGATCGGCAATTCTTGGCAAAGCAACGCCTGTTAAGTCCAGTGCATCGTTGTATGCTTGAGCTATCCCGATATAATCCGTTCGATCAATTTTTTGTTTTTCATCAGAGGGGAAATCTTCATCAGGTGGTGTATCGCCCTGCCCCTCCGTCACATCGGCGTTAGCCGATTCCCCTTTAGGGGGTAGGGGGTTATTATTAGGAGTCTCTTGTGTATTCTCTTGGTTATTGGTCTGCTCATTTTGAACAGAAGGATCTGCCCAATTTGAACAGTTCGACTGCTCATTTTGAACAGATGGACTGTCATTTTTAGCAGTCGCAATAGCAAGATTATCTAAGGCTTCATAATTGATTGTGTACCACTTCGTTTTATCCACTTTCATTTGATTAAATTCAGTGCTTGAAATCAGCAAATTAAGCTCTTCTAAATGATTAATCGTGCGTCGAATCGTGGAAACAGAGAAAAAACGAAAATGTTTTTCTTGCCATTCTTCATAGGTATTAAATACCCAATGTTTACCTTTAAATTCTTTTTTGCTACGCAATAGCAACCAGTGAATTTGTTGTAAAATCAAGGCTTCATTTAAACCAATGGCTTCAGCCAAAGAAGGGAGAACTTGTAGCGGCTGATCGTCAATTAATAATTTACCAATATTCATAGCATCAACTCCGAAGCATAACGTGACGCAATAAATTCAATGCCTTTGCTTGTGACGCGTGTCTGTGTGTAATTGTGACCGTGTTCAGCGGTACCTGTTTTAACCGTAAAAAGATCTTTGGTGTGTGCTGATTGATAAGGTAAAAGCACGCCAGATTGACGATGCAAATATTTATCTTCCACTAAGCGATTGACTAATGCGCGCTCAGGCATTTTTAAAATCTTCGCCGTCTCACGAAATGATTTACTCGTCCCTACTTCCACATAGTGATCAACAAAAGCGACTTTAGGCGCATTACGCTCTTTTTCTGCTTGTAACTGAGCGGCTAACATCAACGCCTCAGAAAAAGATTGCGGAATAAGTGCGGTTGGTTTTTGTTGATTTTCCAACTCTTGCCAGCGATCAACGATTGCCGCAGTAAATTCAGGACAATTCTGAGCAACAACAATTAAACTATCTCGTTTGCTTAGATGGTACTCATAATAAGTCTGACCGTTCTGTGGATGGGTGTAAGCCATTGGCTGATACCCCCCAATCACCTCTTTTGCGATAAGTCTTTCGATTGAACGACACAGATCGCTGTGGTTTTTATTGATTAACTCCGCAATTTCACGACTACTCATCGTCAAAGTACTTGTGTTTTCTTTCGTAATCGTTAATAATTGGTTCATCTGTATATTCCTTAATGAATTAGCCACGAAATCTCCTCGTGGCTTTTTTATTAAAAAAAACTCACCACCACAAAAAGAATGGCAATCGCCGTAAAGTAACGAAACTCGCTATCCTCTCGCCAAATTTGTGCAATAATGCGCAATCTACTTTGCAATTTACTCATTCTTTTTATGTCCTTTGTTACATTCCGTGATTTATTCGTCGGGTTATGTTTTATTGTCTTTCTATTACTTCCACGGTTAATTATTGGAAGTGATATTCCGTATTGGCTCATTGGAATACTTGTAAACGGCATCCCCCTGGGATTGGTTTTATTGCACAAATGGGGAGTAAGGAAATATCAACAAACTTTGGATAACTTCGCTTACATACCATCAATGATGTGTATCGCCGTTCTAACTACACTTGGTTCCTTTAGCAAAGAAGAGCTTATTGAGTTTGGTTTTAAATTCTTGCTAACTGAGTCAAGTTGGTCTTACTTTGTGCTCAAATTGTCATTTTTCTTTTGGAGTCTTACTCTTCTGCCTGTTGTGCTAGATAAATTTTTTAAGAAAAATCAAAAATGAGCCGTGGTTTTTTATTTCTTGTGTAACACAATCGCACATTCAATCGAATGTTGCGTCGCTGCCAAATGTTTACTCAATGCTTGACGGATTTCGTCTTCTTCTTTCGAGGTGATTTCACCGTCTTCTAAATCCTTTTCTAATAAAGCAAATAACAAGCCACGAGCCGAAAGCTCGTGCAGTTGTAAATTGGCAAGCTCAACCTTGTCTAATTCATCCTCAGCCACATCAGGTACAAAACGGCCACCAGCATTTCGGCAAAGCTCATCGATAAAATCAGTGCATCCATACTCAAGTTGCAGTGCAATCAATTCTTCATTTTTGAATCGTTGGCCTTTTATTTGATAAAGGCGATTCTTTAATTCACTTTCGGTAAAACCTAGGAATCCTGCTACCGCACTTCTCCCCCCAGGAATCCGATCAATCATTTCGATAATAACTTTCTTCATTGCCATAATTTTTGCCTTGTTTTTATGGTTTTCTTTTGCGCCAATATGAGTAAATTAATCTTGCTGGTTGCGTAGGACTGACCAATTCACATCAGGTCTTAATTCCTCGCAAGTAACCTGTTTATTAGTTAAATTTTCAATGTCAGGGCAACGCTCCGCAGGGACTTGTGTTTTCTCCCATTTAGCAACCGCCCAAGGTAATATCCCGAAATGTTTAGCTAATGCTGACTTTCCGCCAACAATAGAAAATACTTTTTGTAGTGGGGTCATAACTGATTATCCTATTTAAAACTACTTTAAGTAGATATATTACTACTTAAAATAGACTTGAGGCAACTATTTTTTATTAGGTATGATCTACCGTTAGTAGGAATAATAGTGGAGGGCTGCTAATGAACTTGTCTGATCGACTAAGTAAATTGATGAGCGAAAATCCAAAAGCGACAATAGCAGAATTAAGTAGAGTTGCAGGGGTTAGCTATGAAATGGCTCGCAGATATATACTCGGAACTGCCGAACCAAGAAAAGAAAAGTTAGAAAAAATAGCCGAATACTTTAATGTCAAGCCTAGCTGGCTACAATTTGGCGAGGGTCAGCAGGAAGAAACTAAACAGATTGAATCAAACGTAGCCGAAACAGGCTCATTTGATCTGTGGGATCGCAATACGCCATTAAACGATGACGAAGTAGAAATTCCGCTTTTCCAAGAAATCCGTTTAGCCGCCGGAAATGGTTTTGCTGATGACATTATGGATTACAACAACTTCAAACTGCGCTTTTCTCGCGCCACATTAAGACGGCAAGGCGTGCAGTATGAAAATGCGGTATGCGTGGTAGCAGACGGTAATTCAATGGAACCGGTGATTCCAAACGGCGCGACCATTGGCATTGATACCGGCAATAAGGCTATTCGCGATGGCAGCATTTACGCCATTAATCACGGCGGGCTATTGCGGATCAAACTGCTCTACAATATGCCAAACAATCAAATAAAAATCCGTAGCTATAACACAGACGAGTACGACGACGAAATAGCCGGTCTTGATGATGTTTCCGTGATTGGCAAGGTGTTTTGGTACTCGGTGTTGTTGTAGTGGTGGAGCATAGGAGTTATTTGTAATATCCATCAAAGCTAGAAGTTGAATTTTTTGGAAGAGAGAGTTGTGTTGGATTTATAATGAAATAAAAAAAACAATTAATAAAATTTAAAA